CTTGTTAGATCCGCACATAGCGCACTTATAGCCGCCGCTCTTGAGGACTTCTTTTCTCCAAGCCAAGTCTTCAGGGCTTCTACGCCCCTGAGTTTGCTTCCCATGCTTTCTCTTGGCAATCCCTTGGCATCGAACAGAACAGTAAAAGTGTTTGCATTTCGCTTGGCTTTTCGGTCTTCTAACGACCTCCCCGCAAACTTCGCAAGCTCGTTCGATTGTCCCATAGTCGCTTCTGCATTGTTGCGAACAAAAGGCGTGTTTCCCTCTGATATGGGATGGGGTGCGATAGAACTCAACTCCGCAATTATCGCAGACACACTTGACTTTTCGTGACTGGCTCGCGGCGCAACACTTATGAGAACAGAATCGCTTTTTAGCATATTCGTTCCAGTTTCGGTTGCGTTCTTTTCTGATGACAGCCCCACAAACCTCACATCGGCGCAATTTATTTTCCATGCCTCTAGTATAGCAGAAATATCTAGCATGTCAAGCGCCTTGCCGATCCTTTGCCACTTGTTTTGTTCTTGACGGTCTATATTTTTACTGATGTTGTGAGATTTTGGAAAGCCGCTCCCATAAATCCAAGAAATGCAATCTCGAATCGTCCAGCCAGCGTCCTCTATTGCACAAGCCAGCCGATGGTAGGTTCTAGTGCCGCCGAATGCCAACAGGAACGCGCCCGGCTTTGCAACACGTAATGCCTCTGCCCAGTAAGGAATGCCAGGTACGCCGTGATCCCAACCTTTACCCATGAAATCGAGTCCATAGGGTGGGTCGGTCACAAACTCGTCTACACTGTTATCATCCATCGTCCTCATATACGGTAGACAGTCACCATTATGCAGGGTACACTTAGTCAAACCAGTCCCCTCTCTCTTTCCATTTGGGGCACTCTACTGGTGGTAGCTCGTACAGCAGTGGATGATCTAGCAGCCTACTCCGCGCATTGCGCCGCTCGCTTTTGCCTTCGCCTCTGTGATAGGAAGTCACAGGGGGGTCCATCGCCGCCATCCACGGGGTATTCTTGTACTTCTCCCAGTGAGCAGCCAAGTCAGATGGCTCGTCTAACCCCTTGATGTATCCCGGCCAGTATCGCGCCATGGGGCATACTCGAGCACGGAAGAACATATCTTCCGAGAAACTTGGGCACTTGCCCAAGTACCACGGGCCAAACTCGTCATAGGTTTCCTTACGAATCAGGAAGTCAGCACCAGGCCCCATCCACGTCACTGCTATCTTGTGACCCTCGCGTTCTTCTTCGTGCAAGACGTACCTGTCCCACTCGGGGTAAGAAACCTTCCCTTGACGATGGTTGCACATCTGACTCGTATGGAGCAACCGGATCTCGGGGAACAACTCCATCGTCCTGACGGCTTTAGTGAGCCACATAGACGAGAACTGTTCGTCTCCGTCCAGCTTGACCACATACTTCCCTGTTGCCATGCGATAGCCGTTGTCTGCAGCGTCCCCCAGCCCCATAGGGCACGGATTTAGAATTAGGCGAGACAGTCTGCCTTTGCTTAGTTGATCGACGAGGAAGTCTCTAGTTTCCTTGTGAGACCCATCATCGTTCACGATGAGCTCATAAGGATAGGACGTGTTTGCCCGAAGATCACACAAACACTGTTCGAGAATGTCTTTCCGGTCTAGCGCAGTGACACAAATAGAGACGTAATCGCCCATACTAAACTCCCCCATAGCAGATAAAGTCTCCAATACCGACGCAGGTGTTTCTTCATGGAATCACAACGATGTTTGTCGGGTGGTCCCATAGCGGTGTATCGTCCTCTACGATTTCTGTCCGAGGCCCCTGCGTGTACGCTCTTGCCATACTCAAGTCGAACCGTTGCGACAGAAGCTCGGCCAACCCATCAGCGCTGTAGTCCCTTACGTGCCATTCCGACCCAGAGTTGTCAGGGGCCGACACAATGAATACCCCGCCCCATCGGAGAATCCTAAGTACCTCGTCAAAGTAGGCCAGCGGATCCTCTAGGTGTTCTACTGTCTCAAAGGAGACCACCACGTCAACACTGTGGTCTTCCAGAGGAATGTCACCCATGTCGCCTATCTTCCAGTGAATGTTCGGACTCGCATGGTGCTCGGCACCGTAGACCAGAGCATCGTCGTTACGGTCAACGGCGTAGACCGTCTCTGCCGCATACGATAGAAGCTGAGAGCCATACCCACAACCACAGGCAAGATCAGCCACCACCTTCTTCTGGCACCACTCCATCGCCCAGACATACCGTGCAAGATGCGCCTGCATTTCCCTTGTGTCATGCTTCATCTCCGTTGGTACTACCCGCTCCCCCGTAAACTTCATCTTACCTCCCGAAGCTCTTCATTTGGCCGATCCACGAGTTGTCCGAATGATATCTCTCCTTCAGGATGGGCCTCGGGTCTTGCCACGACGAGTTCATTGTTCGCTTGTGGTAGAGATGGTATCCTCTGATGCGCTTATCCATGCTCATCGAAAAGCCGAGCCTGAGAAGCCGCAGGGAGAACTCCCCGTCGATACCGTTGGTCATGTCTTCCGCGAATCCACCAGCTACCTCGAACAAGAACCGAGAGATCATCATGTTCCCGCTCAGAAGGTTCAGGCAGGTGGGGTAGGAGAGAAACATCTGGTCCTGGTCCACACTCTCGAATACCTTTGCTCTCCCGTCGCCCCCGACATTGTGCTCATAGGGAGACGGTGCGGGGAAGAAGTCCCCCTTGATGATGCTCTCCCACTCAGCCTCCAGAATCTCTGGCTTGACTGGTTGAGGGGGCAGCCAGTCATACAACCCAGCCACTCCTCTATTCGGGAAGTTCAGAAAGTCCTCGGCAAAGTATTCCAGTACATGCTTCTCGAGGACTACGTCTGAGTCGATAAACACCAGACAGTCTCCACCGGCATGCTCTACTGCCCTATTGCGGTTCACTGCACCCAGGTTCATTGTCTCTGAGTGGTTGCGGACCCATATGACTCTGTCTGTCTCGAACTCGGCAAAGTCATCGCTGCCATCTGAGGAGATAATGACCTCAAAGTCCTGCTCCGTTTGCCACTCGAGAGATTTCATCACGCAGCGCAGGTTGTTGAGCCTGCCGTCCCCTACCGGGATGATTACACTAATCATCGTGTCGGCCACACAAACCCCGGCTTGTCCCACGCCGGTTCGCCGTCCTTGTGGAACTGAGGATACTTGTTAGCGATGTATTCTCTACACTTGCGTTCGCCCTCACCTGTCGCATTGACATTGCGCCGATGCGCTTGATGCGCACCTGCCACTCGCTCTGAATAACTAAACTGGTATCCCAACGCCGCGATGTGCATGGACATCTCGCCGTCCTCACCACCGTAGGAGGTAAAGTTCTCGTCCCAATCAACCTGGCTCAGAATGTGCCCAGGGATCATCAGGTTCCCACCAAGGAGCATGTAGGGACAGGGGTTCAGATGGTCCTCGTCGGCAAATACGTTCTCACTAGCGACTCCCATATTCCACCAACACCAGCGAACGTCAGAACGGGCCTCGTTTGTAGGAACGTATTCTTCCTCGAACTTCTCATTCCAGATATCGTCCCAACGCTTGGTCACATCAGCCACCGTGAATCTCATGCCGGGCAGATATTTGTAGTAGCCGCCAATAGCCCGATCTGGATTCCTGCGATAGATGTCCTGATAAGCCTCAACCGCGTTAGGGTTCAGGAGAATGTCAGAGTCAATGAAGATGTTGATATCGTGAATCCCAAGCACTCTCATTCCGAGGTTCCTGAGACGTGCTAGTCTAAAGGTAGTGTGCGGCTGTCTCACATAGACGAGACCAGAGTTCTTGATGTAGTCGTAAGTGGCATCGTCGCTCCCGTCGTCGCAGACAATGATGTCAAAGTCCTTGACTGTCTGTGCCTTGAGCGCCGCCAAGCATTTCAGCAGATGGTCGTCTCGGTTGTAAGTGGAAATGATGACTTGTGTGCTCATTCGCTCTCCCTTAGTCTGGCTATAACCATGTCTGCATACCTACTCGCAACCCGTTTGGACTTTGGATCCAGCTCGGCATAGTTTGTCTTCATGGCATACCGCATGCTGACGACGGCCCGAGGGTCACGGGTGAGGTCGCTGTAAACTTCCTGCATCGCACGGTGGAACTGTTCGGCCATATAGTTTCTGACTCCCTCGATAGAGGATAGGTCGGGAGGTGAGAACAGGTATTCGTCCGAAGCCTTCCGCCATTTCCTTGCCAGCATTTTCATGTTCTTTGAGGCCAGTTGGTTTACCAGCGATTCACCAAACGACCCGTGCTCCCGATGATAAACTTCCACTTTGGGCTGATAGACAATCTTCCAGCCGTTCTCGCGTGCCCTCCAGCACCAGTCCACATCCTCACAGTTGCCCATGCCAAATCGCCCGTCAAAGGTTCCTACCTCGTCCCAACACTCCCTCCTGATCATCACACAGGCGAAGGTCACACAGTTGAGCTCCAACCGCCTATTGACCAGAGGATTTTTGGAGTTAAACATTCGGTAGATGTGGTACGGGTAGCCGTCTGTGTTCGTCGCTACCCCTGCATGCTGGACCAACCCGCCGAACTGCCCACCAGGAGAGTAGACGAGCTTGACGCCCACCGCTCCTACTCGGGGATCCTCAAACTCCGCCTGCATTATTCGCAACCAGCCCTTGTGAACCCGAGTGTCAGAGTTCAACAGAACAAACAGGTCAGAGTCAGATCTGTTTATCGCCGCGTTGCAGCTCTTGGGGAACCCCAGTCTCTTCGTGTTCCTAGTAAGATTTATGCGTGTTTGCCAGTTGTTGTACACATCCTCAATGCCAGGATCGTCTTTCGGATCGTCGGCTATCATAATCCGGTATGGCACAGTTGTATTGTTTCTTATTGACTTGAGGCACTTGAGCAGCAACGCCGCCTGCCCGTAGACAGGGATAATGACATCAATCATCCTGCTTCTCCTGTGGCAAAAAGGTTACAACCAACTCCCGCTTCTTGTCGTAGATCAGTCCGTACCACATTCCTTTGTAGTAGACCTTATGCTGTGTCCTCGTGTTAGACTGTTTGCACACAAACTCGCTCTCTCCGTTCTGTATGAGCTTTACTATGATGTGTAGGTCTTTGGTGCCGAAGTCGGCGCTATACCTCTGTGCCGCTCGGAGTAGAGCGTGTTGTGTCAGAGTCTTCCCTTTTCTCATACTGTTAGAAGAAGATTGATCCGCTTTCTTCTTCTTTATCCTCCTTTTCTAATTCATCTTGCCAGTAGGCGTCGATGGGCTTGCGTTTCTTGAAAAAGTGATGGGACGTTGCCATAGTGATTGACGTTGACTCTGGTGAGTCATCAGACTGCAACTGCCTTGTCAGCATCTCTAGCGTGTCAGGGCCATCGTCATTGGCACTGTTGGGGTACTCGTCCAACTGTTTCCTGAGCTCGGCTTGGCCGTCTCGACAAAGCAAGACGTAGCCATTCCAGAGATCGGGTTGGATCGACTCGATACGCATTTCTTTGGAACCAGTCGATGCCTCAGCCACGTAGCGACCATAAGATCCGGCAGCCATAGATGCTTTGGCGGCTTCTGATGCAAAGTATGCTTGGAACTGGTTGCTTTCAATCACCCAGCGTACAATTTGAGGATAAAGGGACAGCCACTTGTTCTGAGCAGCGATGATCTGCTCTGGCGTCCGTTTCTTGAGATCGGCCTCCAGTACAAAACCTCTGCCATCGGGAGCCTTTGCGCCAATCAGAATGGCCGAAAAGTCCGACTTCTCGCTTTTCCCCAGTGACGGGTCGGTCGCAGCGTAGAGTGTACACATGCTCAGGGGGACTTCCGGCGCTCCCGAGGGGGCCCCATTGCCGTCATCCGCATTTTCGTCCCACGGCACAAGGAACACATCAGCCAACCCCTGCTCATTCAACCCTAGCCGCTTCATGTAAGTGTGATAGCGGAAGAATCGGTTGCTTGGGTCGTTAGGCTCATTCTGAAACTCTGTGAAGAAGATCTTTGGGCCGAGCGTGACCAGTTGGTTCATCAGCCCAACATAGTCGTATCCCTCTCTGTCTGGCCATTCTACCTCTGTCCCCAGAAGCATCTCTTCTTGGTTGTCCTCGTAGAATTGCTGCGCAGTAACCTCCCTCTTGTCATCAGTTTTGTCTCTCCGAAAGTCTTCCCACTCTGCCCACAGATCGCGTCTGTCTGCGAAAGTGTGGATAGCCTGATACACTCGCCCATTCCACATAGGGTCATCGAAGCACTTCTTGAGGATGCAGGCATAGTGGATAAAGTTGCCGATCATCACGGTCTTGCAATCAGGAGCTCCAGCAGGAAGCACGGCACCAAGGAGCCAGTTGCTAAGAGTTTCCCGCTGTGTTGGCGACCGGACCAAACGGTTATTCTCGATATCGTCCAGTACGATCAGGTCGGGGCGATGGGTGCCTTCTTTCAGGCCGCGCATCTTGGTTCCCGATCCCAAAGCCGTTATTCTGACTCCGGTAGTTGTGACAATGCTTTCTTGACGCCAGACCTTCCGTGATACCAGGTCCCCATAGTCTTCTCTAAGCCTCTCGTTCGACTCTAGCTCCTCTTTTATCACATGAAGGTGAGCCTTGGCCTGCTCGAGAGAGTCCGAGGTGATCAGGATAAACCAGCGGAGTTTATTGCACACTGCCCACAGGGGGAACGCCTCGCCAAGAATCGTGCTCTTGCCAAACCCTCGGGGCCACACCTCTACGTGCTGCGCCTTACCGTTGGTGGCCATCAGTTCCAAAAGGTCCACAAAAGCCGTTTGATGCACCGTTGACATAGGATCGCTAAAGTGCTCCCCCAAGTAAAACTGACAGAAGAACTCGATGTCGATGCTTGATAACTGTTTACGGAAGTTCTTATCTATCGGGTGGTCGCCCAACACGCGCAACTGTTCAGCAGTAAAATGACGGGCCAACGCCTCGACGATGTTTTGCCTGTCAATCTCAGTCAGGATCATTTGACATCCACAATCTCTCCGTCGCCCATTAGGTCCCTAAGACTCTGTTCCTCGGGGGCATCCCTGTCTTCGGGGTTGCCCCTCCCTTTCTTCTGCGCGGTGGCTACTTGCAGCGCCATCTCCCAAAGAGTGTGCTTGGCAGAAGTCACTCGGCTCTGCAGTTTGCGATAGTCTTCACCTGTAGTGTCCTCTATGCTACCCCTGATTTCCAGCAGGGCGTCGAACTCTTGGCACTGGAACGCCAGCAGGTCAAAAAGGAGTTGCGCTGCGTCAGGGTTCATGGGTTGCCACTTGAACCTCTTGCGCAGCACAGCAAACGGCGCAAAGTCCGTATTGGGGATCGTCTCTGCGTAGGCCATGATCTCTTCCGCAGTCACATCCACATCATACGTCTCGCGCACATGCATTCTGATGGACCCCGGCTGCCAGCCGCTAAGCAGCAACGCTTTAACGGCGTCTTCGTGGGGGATTGTTAGCTCATTCTTCACCAGTCTCTCCTAACAAAAGGACAACGTCCTTGACATACCGGATCCCGTTATTGAACCCGTCTGAATAGGAGTCGTCCCCGCCGATATCTATGTCTAGCGACTGCACGATGATCTCGCATAACTCCGCCCCGATCTTCACCGCGCACTTTCGGGGAACATCCGTTTGATCGACAATGAGGTTGGCTACGAGTTCTGCTAATCCGTTCATGTTTCTGTCATAACCCTTTTCTTGATTGGAAAGTGGCCTTCCAGTTTTTCTAGCCTTCTCTTGAGTTCTTCTATCTCTTCTTGCATATCAGACCACCTGGTCTCTTTTGGATCCCTTGCGTCTACCCAACATGTTTTCTCGCTCAATCTACCCCCTCCAGAAAGTGAATGATCTCCCATACTGCGTGCCCATACCCTTCCTTGAAGGTGTCCCCATAGTTGGGGGCCCCATCGAACTCAGTTGCTATCCCCATGATAACCTCTCGCAAACAGATACTCGCTGCCTTACGGCATGCTCCTACGCCATGCTCCCGCAGCGTCTCTTCCAGACTGTCTAAGATATCGTCATTCAGAAAACTCGCACCAGGGGTGGTCTGTGTAGTCATACCCGTACAGTTCCTTTAGATGCGCAATGTATCTTTTGGCCGATTTCTTTGTGTGCGCATTTGGTATATGGCATGTTGCGCACAGTGATATCATGTTTTTCTCGTCCCATGCCAGCCCCTTATTCCTTTTCCCGAACTTTGACAGTGCCATGATGTGATGTACATGCTGTGCTCGTTTGTGACAGTCTTGGCACAGGTACCCGTCTCTCTCAAGAACCTGTTCCCTCAGTTGCCTGTGCATCTTCTTTGTATCCAGGAAGATTCCTCTTCAACTTTCTCAGCATCGCGGCGATTATCTTGGCGGCGATACTGTCCAGTTTCATGTCTTTGTCGATATGCCTAACAAGCACAATGGGGCCTAGAGTAGCTTCCACTACCCACCGCCCCCTACGCATGGCTCCGTTTAGTTGGTCGTCATGGATCAATTCGTAATATGGTTTTGCCGTCAGCGCGTTTCTCTGGATCATCTGCCATCGGTGGACATTCCAAGTAACGTCAGGGACAAGCATAGACAGCATGTTTTGCAAACGGACTGCCTCTTTATTGTAGGCCACGTACCTGTTTATCTGACCAGGTTGAACAACTTGTATTCCCATGCACATCTCCTTGCCTTTGATACTAAACTATTGAATAGGCTTTGTCAACACTGCCCGTACCGAGATTGCGTACTGGGCATTGACAAAACAGTGAAGAGGTGGTAGATTAGAAGCAACAGAACTCTACACGCCTACGGGCGAACCAGGTAGAGTCACTTTTGGGCAACGGGGGGCTTACGCTCCCCAGCCACGCATCAATTATCAGGTGGTGGGATCGTTGCCATAGATGGGGAGAGTAGCGGGTAGACGACCCGGTCATACAGGGATAGATGGCATGGAAATGTCTGAGGCTCTGTCTACTCTCTCGCTTACTTATGATGCGGCTGTGTAGCCTAGGCAACGCACAGTCCCCCGCCCATGCCTCTGCTTGCAAGCACAAACGAGGCGGGATTTACGAACAGGTATCCAAGAGAGCAAAGGAACCCTCCGGCCCTTGGCCGTCTCGGTGGCTATCCTCGCGGACGCCTTCGCAGGTTTGAATCCTGCCCTGTTCGTTTGGTTTACCGGTGTCGTCCAGTGGTAAGACAACGGCCTTTGAAGCCGCTATCGGGGGTTCGATTCCCTCTGCCGGTACTGGTTGACTATAGGAGGTACAGATATGGCTTGTGGGGATTTCCCTCCCGATTACAGACTCCGCCCTCGGCACAGCATTGCGCCGTCTTTTACTTGCCCTTGCAACATAGTCACAATCACCCCGCCAGGGCTGATTACCGAGGCCGACATGTTGGTCAGGCTGGAGCGTCTGGAAAGAAAAGTGGACGCGCTTATAGAAGCTCTATCTGACAAATAAGCAGCAACAGTACTTACCGGCGTAGCTCAATTGGCAGAGCAGCGGACTCCAAACCCGCGTGTTGTAGGTTCGAGTCCTACCGTCCGGTGTTGAAATGTCCCGGTGAGAGAGCGCCATTACCAAATAAGCTCTCTCA